GCTGTTACCGAGTCTGAAGATACTACTAGATCTGTTGGTGCTATTGCTGTAAATGACATTTGTAGTTAATATTATTGGTTAACTTTTACTATTTGAACTGGTACTGAAATCCTTGCTCCTGAATCGCGTCCGACTACTACTAATGTTGTGTATAGACTTGTATTAGTACCAAACAATGTATTAATAGTCGTAGCAGTGATATTGATAGTTGTGCCAATAACAGTTTTACTAACGTTAGTTCCTATTGTTGTAGTAGAGTTTAAAGAGGTAGCTTCAGGTGTGTTTATTCCTACTCCGTTAAAAGTAGCCGTAGTTCTTACATCCGCAATTGTAGCAACGTATCCAGAAGCTTCGAAAGTAGATGTAGCTCCAAGATAGTTCAAAGTTTGAGGAGTAATAGATAGTGAAGATCCTTGTTTAAGGACTATGTTAGAATATCCAACGCTAAGTACAGGAATTTTAGCTGTTCCTCTTGGAAGAGTAATAAGCTTGTATTTCATAATCTCTTGATCGTCAGGATACGCTTGAATTATTGGCATAGCTTCGATAGCTTCGCCGTAAAACGCTGATCCTGAAGGATGATTAGGATTGTACAGAGTGTAATCGATTTCGTCGTCTGACAAAGAGAATTGAGTTATTTGAAAAGAACCGTCGTTTCTTGAAAGAAGTTCTCTGCCTTTCTTTGTTAGAATTGCATCTACGACTACAGATGTGCTACTTAAATATGACATGAGTTAATAATTGCGTTGTTTATAAATAAATATCTTTGTTTTTACTTTTTAATCTTTATAGTTGATTAAGGACTAGGTGGTAAAAGATTTTGAGCTCTAAGAGACTTCACAGTGTTACCAGAGTTAGTTTTTACTTCTTCAGAGATATACTGAGGAAACAATAGTCCTTCTTCAACTATACTTGAATCTTTTGGATTGTATCTAAGCATCACGTTAGTTTCATCAGGTACGTGTTTCCATACAATATATCTACAAGCTCTCCAACGAGCTCCAGAAAAACTTTCTGTTGGAACAGTTGATCCAGAACTAAATAGAGCTAAGTTTACAGGGCGATCTAACTCTGAATATATTCTCGATCCTGTCACCCCAGAGCCTGTAAAAATTACGTTTTTAATTGTGTATTCAAAGTTTTCATTCCATCCAAGTCGTGAAGCTGAATCATAAAAAGATATTCTATCGCCGGTATTTAAAGTAAATGGAAGTAATACATTGTCTAAAAGAGAAGCCGTAAAGGCTGGATCAGAAAATGAATCAAATGTTATTCCATTTGAGTAGTAATAAGCCAATTCTGAATTAAATACTACTTGGTTTGATTCGCTTATAAAATATAGACAAGGTTGAGAACTAGTTATAAAAGGTGTATAATACGTTAATGTACTTGATCCACCGCCTGTTCCACCACCACCACCACGAGATATAATGCCTTGAATATATACATATCCCTCGCTTATAGCAGTAGGCCAATATGTAGATGATGCAGCGCTTCCTATTATAGCAGTGCTAGTTCCACCACCACAAGATTTTGCAGTATAAGCACTAATATAAGATACTTGAATATTATTATTAGAAGTTCCATTAAGTACACTTATATATACTACTCTAGCAACGTATGTACCTGTTGAAGGATCTTCTGGTAAAGTTATAGAAGCCTCTACATTTACATTATACGGTACATTTCCATTATTGTAAGTGGCTTTAAGATATATATCAAATTGACTAGTATCACACGGTTCCGTAGGAGTCTCAGTTACAATCCAACTCATGGTCCAGTTAGCAGGTAATAATACAGCATCTGATGGAGTAGACCCTCCACCAGCAGTTATAGTAATTTCAATGGGACTAGTTAAATTATATGTCTGAGTTACGGCAGATCCGCTAATGTTATGTAATATGGGAAGGTATCTAAATCCTCCTTCAAATATTTGAAGTGTTGGATTATTTGCTAATTGCTGAGAATATGGATTCTTTTCATCATACTTAAACAATGATACGTCTACGTTTTCTCCAGATTTATATACATTTTGAACTTCAAATATATTTGTATTAACTTTAGTTAGATCTAGTACGTTTTGATTATTATCAATTAAGTATTTTATTTGAGCATTAGATCTATTTGGAAAAAATAGAGAAGAACTGTATATGTCTACTAAATAAGCATATTGATATTTTATCTTATCAATAGCAGCAGTTTTGCCATATGACATATCACCAACAGTATAAGTGTTATACTTAGCACTAATTGTGTTAGATCCGTAGTATCTAGGATCTGTAAAGTGTCTAGTAGCATAGTTATAATCTTGAACGTACGCGTAAGGACTGTTTGGATTAGTGTACGTATTATAGTTATTGCTTATTGAATTGCTTATAGATTGCGTAACTATTCCAAAGTTGGTTGGAACTAATTGATTAAAATTGTAGTCTAGATCAAAAAATCTATTAGACCTAACTGATTGACTAACGTTTTGGAATAAAGCGCTTGGGGTAACCGAAACTAATCCCACAGAAGCGTTATTAGAGTTCTCTGCTTGACTTAGAGCATCTCCATTAGTAACTACTATCTCTGTTCCTCCAAACTGACCTGTAAGCTTCTCTACGTTTTGAGAGCTGCTTATAGGAACTAGACCAACAGGAGTAATTTCAACCGCGTTCCAATTAGTGTTAGATCCAGAAAATATGTTTCCAGGCTCAGCACTAAGAGTCAACATGTCTATTGATTGAGACATTTGATCGATGCTTGCGCTTGGTTCGTGTCTAGCGTACTTGTTTCTTTCTAAGATGTGACTTTTAACTATGATACCAGTAGATAAGTTTGCTCTAGCTGGAACGAAGTCTTTTATAGTCTTAAACAGAGAATTGTTAAAGTACTTAATCAATCTTATGTACTCCCAAACACTGTGAGGTTGTGTATACGCTGAAAAGTAAGAATTACTTGCGCTAACTAATGGAGTATAAGATGAAGAGTACTGATCTTTTGGATTTCCTATAAGTTGATCTATATCAAAATATCCTAGAGAAGAAGTAATGTTATCGTTTAGTACGTCTGCTATAGAGAAACCAACTTCTATATTTGTGGAGTTTCTTCTTGAATTATTGTTGTAATACTGTAAAGTTGAATAAGGAGAAAGTACGCTAGAAGATATATGAAGGCTAGAAGTAATTGCTGTTACTTTATTATTATTTATTGAATCTACTCCATCTATTAGACTTCTATTGTATCCACCGAATTCATTTACAGTAAGCACATTTTCTGGAATTCCGTAAATAGAAATCAATGCTTTTATCGATCTTTGAGTTCCTCTTGACTTTAGTAAGTAAGGTAAGTTATGATAGATCCTTTTATATATCTCTTGCTGTAAAACTTTAGATCCTTGAGTTGTTAAACTTGAAGTAACGTATGTATTGATCTTTTCTGATCCTGTTGGAGGAAGTAAAGATCCATCGTAATTGTATCCAAACAAATCGTAATAAACATTATCAGAAACATTTGTATTTGTGTAGAGTTCCATTCCCATGCCTTTAAGGGCATCAGATACCATATCTATAGAGATACCTGTACTTGGATCGTTAGTTGCATTAAATCTATTCGTTACGTCTTTGTAATAAACCCAAATGTTATCAAAATGCTGACCGATCATGTCAACAAAAGTCACATAGGGTTGATTGTTTGCATCATCGTATATATACTGAGGCATAGTTCCCCTTAGTATATCTTTATTAGTATCATCGTATAAAGAAGCAGAGTATAGTAGTGATGAGGTATATTGACTTGGTACCGTAGTTTCGCTACCTAACCAATTTAAAGCAAGAGAAGAGGTAACTGAAACGTTTTGATACGGCTTTACTTTGTTGTATTTAGGCCACGCAAAAGATTCTGATGAATAGTACAAGTAGTATTCGTAGATATCAAAATTTTCTACAATATTAGATACAGAAGTTTGTAATGTGGTTATCGTATTTGACTTAACTGTAGCGTTGCCAACTATCGCTGATTGGCTTACGATCTGCTTGTTATAGTTTTCAATCAGACTCATTTTATATACAAAATTATTCACTCTTTCGGTGGCACTGGAAAAATGAACAAAGTTGCTAAAGTCTGTAAAGTCTAAGTTTATACTTATCGCTTTATCTTGATAGTAACTAGCTAACTGTCTAAAAGAAGAAGTAACTGGACTTGCTAACAAAGAAGCATAAGTATAATAAGGAGTAGTTTGCGTATTTTTCTCTCCTATCCTCACATTAAAGTTTGGTCCTCTTAGTGAGTTCTGGGTTGATGATACCTCTGCCTGAATTTGTATCTCTACATCGTAACTAACAGATTCTGATATGTCATCGTATATCCAGAGCTGTGTCTTCACATCGTAATCGAATGGAAGAGGTTCATAAAGCTTAATTACTAAATATGTGCCAGTGTCGTCTGTAACAGTCGTGGCATTTATTGCAATAAGCTGATCGTTATTACCAAAGTTTAGATAAAAATCTGGGTAATAGTTCTTTAGACTAATATAAGCTTGATACTGATTAAATCCATTTATAATATCTGCTTCTGATATTGTCTGTGAACTTAATTTTAATTCTGTTCTTGATGGAGATATTTCTTTTATCCAAAACCTTCTTAAGTCAGAAGAGCTAAATAAATTTTTGTGAAACTCGTACTGTATATTAAATGATCCCCTATCAAATCCCAAAGTCTTTGCATCGGCTACAGGATCTATAAGTATCTTATCAAATTTTCCTGTAACAGGATCTATAATTTGGTAAGGGGTATAACCTCTATAATCGTAAACTGAAGTTAGAAGATTTCCATTTACATCGTATACAAATAATTCTACTCGATCGTTAGAATCTCCAAAAGACATGTTTATGTAGTTTGAAGAAACTAAACTCTCATCTTTTGGAGTGTAATTTTGTAAAGTCTTTCCCTGTCCAGAATATAATACGTTAACTATTTCCACGTTACATTAAGTTGTTTATTGTAGTAAAAGTCTGATTCAAATCTAACAATTGCTGTCTAAGAGCATTAATCTCCTCTATGAGAGCTTGCTTTTCTATATCTATCACTGATCCACCAATGTATTGTTGACTTTGTTGAACAAGATATGTGTGTGAATTTACATCTCCATCTACAGGTATATCGTAAAACAATTGATCGTAGTAATCAAAGAATTGTGATACTGTTACTCCTGTGTCTGGAACGTTTATTATTGGAGTCACTAGCTCGCTAAAACTATTGTCTATTGCGCTTTCGTACTCACGAGTGTTATATATTTTTTTTACTAGAGTTACTTGATTTGCCATTATCTAGTTATTTTAAAAATACAATCATTATCCACATCTATAGTTTCTCCTGTAGGTAGTGTAGTCTTTACTAGTAGTTTGTAGTACCTTTCTGGTTCTAAACCGTTTAGATAAAGACTAGCAAAACTTCCGTTTTGATCGTAACTAACTTTAGTAAAATTAGTATCAAAATCAACTACCATATCTGTAGTTTTTAGATCTTGTATAGCCCAATAAGTAGATTGTGGAAGTCTTTTATTTGTTGTATATAAAGAAGAAGTTGTAAATACTCTAGCTGGATATTTGTCTCTAGCGTTGATTCTAAATTTAACTCTTTCTGTTTGTATTTTATAAATTCCTTGGTTATTTCCTATAGTAACTACAAAATCAGAATTAGATATCTCAGATAAACTTCCAGTGTAAGAGCTATCATCCCATTTCATTTCTAAAGTAGGAGGATATATTGTGTGAGTATCTACGCTAAAGAAGCTAAGTCCTATATAGCTAACACTACTACTTTCTATGTTTTTTGGAAGTTTAACCAAAAATCCGTTATTAGCTGACCCACTAAACCAAGAGTCAACTATACGTGTCACATCTACGTTTGGATCCTTATTAGCTTTGTAATCAAAAGATTGAGAACCAAAATAAGATCCAGTCCAAGATCCACCTCCAGGAGTCATAAAATATTGACTAGCGTTTGTAGCCCATGAATTATTTGCTGAGACATAAGACGATGTGTTGTACCAACAAACTCCGTTTCTAGTTTCAGGACTGTCAGCAAATTTCCCAGTTCCCATATCCCAAGATTGAGAAACTTGTCTAACTTCTAAGCTATACGTAGTACTTAAATTATCAGCATCTGCCAAATACAGTTTAAGTCCAGCTTTCCAAGATCCAGTTGAAAAAAGTTTTATTTTGTTTAAATCTTCATCGCTAAATCTTATTAAACTTCTTCTTATATCATCGTACAGTATACTACTAGATACGCCTGCTATTAACGAATTTTGTGGATCATCACTATTCTTTGCCGCGACTTCTAGTATTTCGTCTAATCCAGTATTTTGAGCTGGAAATTTAGAATATAGAGTTGCATCTGAGGAAGGGAATATTTTATATACTGCCATTTTCTTTTTATTACATTGTTACTACTCTACCTTGAATATCTGAATTTGGATATTTTACTTCGAATATGCTTGGATCTAAAGACGGATAGATAACGTTGTTTAATATAGCTCCAGGTATGTCGTAGCTAAATTCAGAGTATCCACTAGAAACTCCAGTCTTATTTACTATTTCTACCTTCTTAACTGTTTGAACTCCTACAACTTGATCAAGCAAAGTATAAACATCTGATAGCTGTAAAGGTTGATTGATCTGCCAGTTATCTACGTTAAAGTATTCTTGTAGTTGAATCAAACATCTAGAGATAACATCTTGACTGGTATAGTTCGGTCTTACAGTTATATCAAAATTACAACCTATATTGATTATGTATGCTGGTTTTATGTCTACAGCATCTGTCATCATTCTGTATTCAGAGATATAAGTTTGTAAATTTTGAATAAGAGCAGATGAAGGGACCGCTAGATTTCCGTTACTGTTAAGACCTAGAACATACATACTAACTAAGATCTGATCCTTTTGATTAGGATCGTTATTAGTGTAGTTTGTAAATGTTCCATCGTCTTTTGTGATAAAAGCCTTAGCTATTTTTCCAAACTTAGGCGGCATACTTAATGCTCTTGCTAAGTAGTCTTCTTGCGTAACTGCTCTTAATTGACTTGAGAACTCTACTGCTATATTCTGTCTTAGTTCTTCTACTGTATCTCCGTCTCCACCACCAGAAGCAGGATTAGGATTGTTTGTAACTACTGTAGTAGTATCCCCAGATCCAGCGCTAATTGAAGTAGGAATCGTCAATTGATTGGAAAGAACGTTATATTCTGATCCTCCTCCTGCTAGATAAGTTACTGTAAGCGTAGTATTTTGAGGAGCCAGTCCATAAGTCTGTGTAGTAACAAAGTTAGTTGGATCAAAAGCAGTATTTAGTAAAGTCAATCCAGTAGTAAGTCCCACACCAACAGTATTAGGATTGGGAACTACGGCTGAGTCTGCTACAGAATTAATTCCTGGTCCGAACTCAAGAACTAGAGTATTATCTGTTTTAAATCTCGTTGTGAATCTTCTAGGTACGTTTACCTTTTGTAGCATATACGGCACTTGATTAGCGTATTGATACAAAAAAGGATAGTTCAACGCTGTGTTTTCTACAGGATTAAGTATGTAATCTTGAGCTAAGTAAGGAACTTCGTACCATACATTATTACTAGAATCTACTACTTTAAGAACTGATATAATATCGCTGTCTTGTACAGTGATTGTAGAATACCTTTGTGCGTTTCCAAAAGTAGAAGTAGTAGTTTTAACTTGACCAGATAAAGCTTGAGTACCTTTCTTTAATAGATAGCTTGTAGGATTTCCAGATCCGTCTATAGTATACACACTAACGTCTGTTGGATCCATTGAAGAAGATATAGTAAAATCTACTTTATTTGGAACGTAAAAAGAAACGTTATTCGATACACTAGATTTTACCTGCATTCCAGGTTGAATAGTTATGGCTGAAGACCAGTCTGGATAAGTGTTTGGAGTGCTGCCTAATGCGTTAACTCTCATGTAAACATCAAGATCTACTATGGCGGCAGATACGACTTTAGGTCTGTAACCAAGCATGTATGCCATGGTATACAAGTTATTCTTTTGCTTAGCATACTGTAAGAAAGTTTCTTGAAGTTGGTTATCTAAGTAGAAAGAAAGTACGTCTCCAACATAAGAAGCCATTTCAATGAACATGCTTCCTGGTGACGCTTGACTAAAATCGTTGTAAACAGTAGGATAGTACGACTTAGCGTATTCTATCAGTTCGTTTTTAAACGTCGAAAAGTCTTTGTTTAGGTATTTTACATCTATATTATTAGGCATCTTAGACGTTTTGTATCTTTAATAGTATTGAATCTGTTTCTTTAGAAGTCTTTATAGTATAACTAAATTGTATGTTTATAGAGTTATAACCCGGTTGTCCTATAACGTCTAATCTCTGTATCTGAACTACTGGAAACATATTCTCTATTTGTGTTTGTATGGATTGTTTAATATCATCAAGAGTACTTTCAGTAATACTTTCGAAAAGTCTTGATCTAAGTCCCATTCCAAAATTAGGATTCATAGGTCTCTCTCCAAGATCAGTAAGCATATAATTAAGTATATTGTACTTTAACTGCTCCTTAGTAGTGTATACAGTAGTAAACACACTTGGTCCAGCAAAAGGTAACTTAACTCCAACTCCAGTTGAAGGCTTAAGATCAAGGGGCGATATTTTTCTAAGGTTATACGCCACGATTAAATTCCCATTTTTTCCATCATTGCAGAATAGTCGGGAACAACATTTATTTGTACAGCATCTATGTTAGAGCTAGGTTTTGCTGTAGCTAGCATATCATTTACTCCTCCTGTTGCAACTTCTCTTGGTTGAAATGCCATTGCTGGATGCATTCCTGCGCTTACATCTGATGTTGAGAAGTGCATTGCGCTGTCTTCGTTGAGCATGTCTTTAGCGGTTTCATTTAGCAAAGAAGCTAAAGGATTGCTTGATTGTTTAAATTTAATGTCTTCAAACCTTACCATAGGAGATGAGTTTAAAGTCATCGGAGGTTGATTTGATTTTTTTGGCTGAGCTGTAACTGATTTTGTTGATTCGCTAAGGATCTTAGGAAGCTCAGTTCTTAAGGCTCGGGTAATCTCTTCCCTTATTATTTGCCTTATGATTTCATTTGCGCTTTTCTTTTCCATATAGTATAAATATTATTGAGGCAAGTTTGCTGTGTTAAAAGTTAAATTTGTTCCACTAGAAGATAAACTAGTTTTAAGTTTATCAGAGTTTTGCTTCATCATTTTTCTCATTCTCTCTCTAAGTTTCTTTCCCCCTTGAAGTTTGTTAGCAAATGCATTGAGTCCAACGCCATTATTTTCATTTTCATTATTTCCAGAATCAAGTCCATTATCAAAATCTGTATTTTGTACTTCATTTAACGATATATTATCATCCATTAAAAACTTAAGAGACTCTTCTATAGTAGCTAATTCTTCAAGAGTGAATGAAGATAAATTTTCTGATTTTATAAGTCCGAGACTAGCTAACTGTTGTTTCACTTCATTAATTATAATTCTATCATCTGATGCAAATGTAGGTTGTGACTTAGCTACAATAGTACCATTTACCTCTTGAGCTATTCCATATCGTCTTCTTAAGTTTATAGCATCATCTACTACTTCCTCTGTTACTATTTGAATGGTATATTTCCCTAATGTGTTGTTACTTTCGGTATTTTTATTTTTGTAATTATCTACAAAACTTTCAAATCCGTTTGCTGTACTCAATAGGTTATCTCTTTGAGTCTCCATATCGCTAATAAGCTGTTTATCTACATTAGTGCAGCCTTTTAGATTTTCTAACATTGTATTAATCACACTAACTATGTAGTATATTCCTACGCTAACTTGCTCTACTATAGCTGCACATAATGATAATAATACATTTATTTGGTTTAAGACTTGTAATATTTTATCTAAAAACTTTATAACAACATTTTGTAAAAGATCATCTATTGTAGTAACTACTCCAGAAACAACAAATACTAAAGGAATAGGTAGAGCTTTTATGAACTTAACTACTATCTTTAATGCTTTTACTACCAAAACCATTATGCTTATGATCTTTTGGCCAAAAGCAATAAACGTAGAGAACATATTACATATAGATTGTAATTTACCAAGAGTTTTGACCACTATAGTTAGAAATCTATAAAGTTGCTCAATTGGAATTAATTTTTCAAGTCTAGCAATTTGTTCTGCTATATTAGCATTAGGAAAAACTGAGTCTACAAAACTTATAGCAGAAGCTGGAGTAGTAAGCCCTTGTATCAATATACATATTTCTCTTACTCTATCGATATTATTTATAAGTCTTTGTAGATCCTGTGAAGGGATTTGCCTATAATCAGTGTACTTATTAAAGTCTCCAAAGTACTTTTCTAGAGTTGAAGTAACAGTAGATATTTGAGGAAAACTTGAAACTAACTTAGGATCTCTTAAGGCAGATACTGCAGTTGGATCCGATATCTCTTTGAAAGAATCTTTTATTTCGTTTACTATTGAGTATACTGCCTTTGCTTTTGATTCTTGATTTGAAGTATCAGTATAACTAGAATAATATTCATCTATTTTTAATTGTGTATCGTAAGCAGCTTTTTGCAAAGTCCATTTAGCAATACCTAAATCACTAGTTGGTTTATTTTCTGGATCAAATTTAGAAGATTTTGGATCTTTATTTAGTGCGGCATTTAAAACATTACACAAATCTATTTCAGAAAGCTTATCGAAAGTATTCATTAATCCTTCGTCTATTGCTTTTTTTATAGATCTAGTAAATTTGTTTTTTACTTCTTCTGGAACTCCTTCAAACTTACCGTAAAATATATCATCTACTGCTTGTTGTGTTTTTATTAGTGCATCTCCTGCGATGAATATTGCTTTCTCTAATCCAGTAGCTGAGGTAGTATTTTGTAACCCAAAAGATTTTATAGTTTTTCCACTTAACTTTGAAGAAGTGTCTTTAAAATTCGCTTCTTTTCTAGCATTACTTTTATCTACTTTATCTTTATACGCGACAGCTTTTGCCTTCTGTGTATCAGTTAATTGAGAAGTCTTTTTATCTATCTTAGCTTGTATAATTTTGCTTACCGCCATTACTTAATATATGTAGTTTTAGACAAGTGTAATTCTTCATTTAAGTAGTTTAACATAACTTGACTAGCATGTTGCATCTCTTTACCAGCTATTCTAGCTTTAACAGCAGTAGTTCCTGGATCGCTAGTAGAAGCATCCTGTAGATAACCTGCTGCTGAAATTAAGTTCTCTAATAGTCTTTTTAATTGTATTGTAAACGTTGTTCCTAACATCGCCTGCTCTCTTGCAAACTCATCTCCAAGTTGAATTTTAGGAGAATTTATAACAGTGTTTTCTCCTGAGTATACACTAACTATCGTATTGGCTGATATGCCTACTTCTTTTTTAGAAAATAGTATTACGTTTTCTTTTTTTGAAAATAACATTACTCTATCTGAACATATTAAAGCTTGATTTCCTTTATAAGGAAATTCATACTTTTTAGATCTTATATCAGATATGTTTAGCGTTCTTATAGGTTGACCCGATGTTAGATAGATTGATGAGTCGTCCCTAGAAATGTCTTCTACAGTAGGAGAAAATAGATCGGAGTTTTTTACACTTGGTTTTCCTTGACCGTTTACAATTATTGTTATCGGTTTCCCTTGATAATCGCTTTGAGATACTCCTATTGACCATGTATCGTTGTCTCCTCTGTTTGGATTAGAACTACCAAATCTTATAGATTGACCAAATCTTCCTTCTATTAATGAGTCTCCTTCAAAAGGTTTTAAAGACTTTACTTTTGGATTCTCTTGAAAATACACTCCAAGAGGTAACTTTGCTTGAGCTGCGTCAGTCGATCCTTGATATCCTGGTTGTTGAGAATAGTATTTTAAGAACTCAGAATACTGATCCATGTTTGGAAATGCGTTATGGTTAACAGCATTCCATAAAGAAAAAGGAGGATAATAAAAAAGCTTTTGATTCTTGTAATTATCGTTAAGACCATCAGAAGGTCCAGAAACTATGTAAACAATTTCTCCTATAACAGGATACTGTTTAATAAAAGAGAATATAGGAAAAGCAGACTTAGACACTTTGTTGGCTCTTCTTAAATTAAGACCAGTGTATAGCATCTCAAAATCTACTTTACCTACATCAGCAGGACTATTATACTCTGGGTTTTTAGTTTTTCCGTCGTCAAAGAATTCTCCAAGCACAATACTAGTAACACGACCAATAATAAAGTATTGACCGTGACTACTTCCTACGCCTCCTTCAGGAGTAGAACCAAATATTATATCATTGGCCATCTTTAGGTTCCTCTGTTATTTGTTTTGATTCTGTAGCCGATACTGTGTAACTAGAAACTTCGCTAAATAGCTGTTGAATATCTTTTTCTGTAAGAAGACTTGAATCTTCTGCACCAGCAGCTTTCTTTTCTTCTTGCTTTTGAAATATTTGAAGCATTTTCATTAGGACCTCATCGTTCTTAAGACTTGAATCAAAGTATCCTTTTAGCATGGGAACAATAACGATAGCATCACCAGGACTTTCTACCATGTCTCCCAACTGGTTTATTCTTGATTTTAGGGCCTCGTCTTGCTCTTTGTGTTTGTTATATATTTCTTTTGCAAGATCAGAAATTGTTTTTCCTTCAAATATCTCTTTGCTTTGTTCTTCCATGGAACTAAGTTTATAAATAAATATCAATAGTCCGCATTCTCAATATAGTTATTGAGTATTTGAACGTACAATCCTTTTATTTTCTTAATTACCTTAGTTATTGTGTTAGATTGACAGTCTGTCATCTCTTTAATATAGATAAAAAGGGCTTTTTTATTGAATATCTCTATGTTTTCCCTTTTTTTAAAGATCTCTAGTATGGCGTAAGCTACATTTATCTCGTCTTGTTTTTCGAATAATGTAGGTATTTTAGATTCTAAAAGTATAGAGAATCTTTCAATAATATCTCCCCTATCAGGTTCTGAATATTCCTTTACTATAATTGCTTGTTTAAAACTTTCATCGTCTTCTTCGTTATTAGGAATATCAATCTTATTAACCAACTTTTTGTAGTTTTTTTGATTGTAGATAATGAGATATCTTTTAGCAATAGTTCCAAAATAAGAATAGGCTTTACCTTTTGATTGATCATATAGATCTAATTTCTGAAGCAAGAAAGATACCACTTCGTATTTAAGGTCTTCTATTTTATCTACTTCTGTGTAATAGAACTTGAATGTATGAATGATATTTTCAGCGAGCTTATAAAAACCATGGTGAATTCTTTGGTTATATATTTTATTTCTCGTAGCTTGATTAGTACTTCGCCTATATTCTAAGATAGCCTCTTCAGTATCTTCTGTAAAGTAATTATTCTTTGTTTTGGGTTTTCTCTTTCTTGGTTGACCTTTTTTAGTAAGTTCTACCTCTACAACTTCTACTATTTCTTCCATGCTTACTTACTTTCTGTATATTGTTTAATCATTCCTTGAAGATTCTTCATCTCTTCGATCAATTGTAGAAACTCAGGATCAGATTGAACCCAAAGAGTTTTATCTATTTTATCTACCAGAAGATCGATCTCTTTATAGTTAGCCATAACTTCGTTGATAAAAAGCTGTTGCTTTACTACCATATTTTCTAACTTTCTATTCTTTTGATACAGATTAAATACAACGTATCCAACTACTGTTAGCACCCAAAGTGCTACTACTATCCATGTTATTATCATGATTTGTTTATTTGATCTTCGATCTTAGCGGACATTAGATCTGCTTGATGAAGAATGTGAACTAAATTTGTTTTAATTTGAAAGTCTTGTCCGTAAGGCATATAGTAAGCTTTGTTTCCCTCTTCGTAAAGACCATCGTGTAATTTTATTGCTAAGAATTCTGTTTCTGTAACAGGTATTCCTGCTTGCTGGAGGTAATACAGGCTGCGATCTGCAATCCTCATATGTGTTATATTAGTATTGTACTTATAGTACGCTCCTTGCTTCTCTATGTGCCATTGGGAATCGTTAGGAACATAGAATGGTTGATCATTTGTTCCTAGCTTTCCAAGATCATGATTAATTGCTGAAAAAACCAGTTCTTCAGTTGTATAATCTATTTTCTGACCAAACTTTGACCACACTCTGTCAAATACTAATGCTGATTCAATAACTCTAAGAACGTGATCAAGATAACCTCCAGGAAAACAATTGTGATGTGCATGTTTAGAAGAAGCAGGAGAAGTAGATAGAGTCTCTTCAATTCCTTTGTAGAATTCCTTCAGATTTTCTCGTCTATCTTCAGAAATGTATTGATCAATGTAAGAATAAAACTTATCTAGATTCTCTTGAATCTGTTCAGCAGAAACCTTTTTCATAAACTTTTTTTTAAAAGTAAGCCTTTTTTATTTCTTGGATAAACTTATCTTCAGAGTCTACAGGAATTCTTTTATTAATCACGGTAGTTCCTCCAGTAGACTGTTTTTCGCAGAAGTAGATTACGCTTGTAGCTCCTCTTTTCTTTACTACTGCCATTGGATATTTGCCGCAATCTACCCGGTCTTCTAAGTTATCGCACTTCTTATTTTCAGAACTAGTACAGTTCATCTCTTCATATTCTATCTCTTCAGAAATAAGAGCATATTTTATCCTAGTGCATTTCTCGCATCCGTCTAGTACGTATAATTCTATTTTGTTACTCATAGTTAAATTCTGGGTCTATCTTTTCCATAATTATTTTCCAATACTCTTTTTCATCATCTGTGAATGTTTCCCAACTAATTGATAAGAAGATGTAGAGAGCTTCTAGTTGTTCTTCTGAAATTTCTTGATGTTCTATGTTTTCTTCATTTTGTTGCATAGAGAATTTTTAGAGTATTGTTTTTTTGACACTTGTTTCGAATTTTGTTTATGGTTGAAAAACTCTAGCGGACTTTATACCGTCGGATTCTACCGATATTCAATTTCAACTTTTATTAAAACCTTCTATTTATATACCTGGAGGCGATTTACTGTCCTCTCCTGGTAGTCGATGCACTCTGGTCCGCTATTTCGATCACTCGTGGAATCTCACCAGGCTATGTCGTAGCGATACAGTTCGACGTTA